AAGGTAAAGTTTGTAATTACTCCCTTCTTCAAGCAATTTTTGCTCCACTATTTCTTTCCAGTCCACCTGAGGTTGTTCATGAACCCAGTGATTAAGTTCCCAAACAGTGAAAAAAGGACTCTTAATATAGCCATTTTCAGCTAATTCAGACTCTCCTTTGGAGGTAAGTTTATAAGGGCGGTTATCGAATTGCTTTTCAATATCTGCGATGTCCTGAAGGTTTAAAACCCGTTGAACAAGGTCTGCCTTTTTACCACTAAGTTTTTCTCCGTGGTCCTTAAGAATTTTCTTTAGTTGAGGAATCGTAACCGTTTTTTGGAGTGTTTCTTCAAAGTTTGATGCCTTTATAAATCCTCCCTTTTCTAACTTACTCAATGCCCCCTGAACATCGTTGAATCCATATTGGTATTTCCAATATGCTTGGAAGTGGTTTGCCTTATTTTTAAAGTGATTTGCTTGGTCCAGTAACTTAAGCTCATTAGGCAGCAAACCACGCTTCGTGGGGATAGCATTCTTGATATTATCCTCGACAAGTAACGTATCGGGATCCCTAAGTACTATTCCGATGTCTGAAACATCTGGACCATCCAAAGTATTCGGGTGTCGATTTTCTGAGACTGTTTCAATCTTGTTTGGGTCAGCCTCTGATCTAGAAAAAAAGCCTTTAATTTTTCCGAAAAAACTCATGGTTGACACCTCAGTTTTGTTTAATCGTATCTTTTAAGATTCATTGAATTCACGACACGTCCCAGGACTTGTAGTCTAAATTCGACTTCTTTAAGCGGAATTTCGAACGGTCTGTAAAGGGAGTTATCGGAAATAAAGAGAACGGCCCCGGGGATGCGTTGAACGCGTTTCATGTACAGGTCTCCATCAACGAGAACGCAGAAAACACCGTCCCGTTTAAGATCTCTGTCCTGACGGTCAACCACAATCAAATCGCCATTTCTAAATGTTGGCTCCATGGAGTCCCCAGAGGCGGTTATGAGTTCGTACCCTTGCTCTCTAATCTTGCTAATGTTTTCTTGGAACCAAGGACGTGAGACCTGGATTTGTTCAACGAAGGCATCATCCTCGTAATTCTGGACGCCAGCTGACCCGCAGCAGGCTTGGATGTTGATTCTTTTTAAGTTGATGATGTTGTCATCTGGCCAATCGTCCGGAGTGTGGTTGGTATCCATCCAGCCATAACTGAGACCTAATTTTTCTTCGATGTCACGGGCAAGCTTATCGCCCATTTCATAAAACGTTCCATTTCCTCTATCAGATCGGTTTCTTATCTGGCCGAGCGACGGATGATTTCGTTTCCTGCCCAATTGTTCGTTTAGCTCCGCAAGGGAACCAGCTCTACTAACGAGCGTGTTTAAGTTGTCTCGACGAATTTCAGCAACTGTTTTCATAGTTATCTCCTTAGGCACAGATTACCAAATTGATAATTGACACTTACCAATTAGATAATGATAAAATCTAACCAAATAGGTAATGGTGGTTTTTATGAAACTTGCTGAATTTTTTGAATTGACTGGAGCACCGTCCAAGAAGGCATTAGCCGATTATTTAGGTGTTCCAGCCTCAAATATTTCAAATTGGATTAGGAATGAACGTCCCATTCCTTCCCGTCACTGCGCAAAAATCGAACAGTTCACGAAAGGTGCAGTGAAGATGGAAGAGCTCCGGCCTGATTTTCCTTGGGATGATGCAAAGAGAGTTATTGCCGATCGGATTTCTTCCGTTTGAATAGGAGCGCTAAAAAATGCGTAAATATTCGAGCATTACACCTAAATTCTGGATAGGGAGGACTGGTCGGAAACTAAGAGGCGATATTTCGGCCAAATTGGTGGCGGCTTATCTGCTCTCTTGTCCGAACAATGACATGACCGGAGTCTTTTATTGTCCGCTGTGTCAAATCTCAGCAGAAACTGGTCTTCCGTTAGAAGCCCCTTCGGTGCCCCTTCCAAGCCCCTTCCAAGGCCCTTTAAAGGGAATTAGAGAGGCTTTGGAGACCCTTGAAAGGGAAGATTTCGCCATTTACGACTATGAAAGCGAGTATGTGTTCGTCAAAAAAATGGCGCTATTCCAGATTGCTCCGGAATTAAAGCCAACAGACAAAAGAGTAACGGGCATTAGGACAGCTATCGAATCCATGCCTGACAACTTTAAGCACTTGTTTATTAAAGAATATAACGAGTGTTTTAATCTTGGCTTCAAGGATATTCCTTCACCCGAAATTCAAGAATTCGGCGTTCAGACACAAGAGGAAGAAGAGCTCCCATCAAGCCCCATAGAAGCCCCTTCAAAGGCCCTCCGATGCCAAGAACAAGAACAAGAACAAGAACAAGAAACATATACACGCACCGAAAAGAACGAAAAACAGCCGGAAGTTGCAGAAAGTTTCGCGGGGCGTGTGTGTGAAAAGCCTGCTTCTTTAAGAACCGAAGCCATAGAAGAAGAGCTTCCGCTTGAAGAACCGAAGGAGCAGGAGACAAGTGTTTCCAAAAAGCAAATAGTTGAACCGAAGCCAAAAAGGGAAGCTAAGGATCAACGCCTTCAAAAACCTGAGGAGTTGACTGACGAGTTTTGGCAGGACTTCTTGGCGTATCGAAAGCAAAAGAAGGCGCCGGTAACGGAAAGAGTGGTTTCACTCCTTCGCAAGGAAGCTAAAACCGCCGGTTGGAAGTTGGAAGAGGTCATCAATGAAATGATGGTCCGCAACTGGACGGGGTTCAAGGCTGATTGGGTTAAGGATGACTGGAAAGATCCAAATGCTCATTGGGTCACGGCTGCCGAGTACAACAAAGAACTCCCTCCAGTCACTTATTCAACCGGCGCCAAGAACAAGTTTGTCGAGAAACTCCATGCTGGCATGAGTGCCTACGACATCAAAGACCTTCCCAACAATAAGGAGCAGAAATGATGTTTGCCGCTGCTGCCGTCGTTCGTGATGATCAGGGTAGAACGTTTTACGAACATCCGGACGCATTTACGACTACCCAGTTGGTCTTTTTCCCTCGCCTCACAGATAGTGAGCTAGCTCTCTATCAGGCTGATGCGATTTACGAAGATGAAATTGAGGTGTTGCCTAGAAGACGGCCTCAGGTTCCGACGGTTTTGTTTTCGTTCTGCGATGAACCAAACCACATAAAGGCTGAATTCCTAAGAGGGAAGACTGTTCTGATCGACTTTATCGATGTTGAAGATACGCCTGAACTCAGAGAGACCGTCCGCCGATGGATGCTTGAAATCCCTAAAGCTCTACCCGCCGCCGTCATCGTTTCGGTGATGTTCAAAAACAAACAACTGATTGCGTGGAAATTTGACTATGAATCCAAAAAATACAAGCGTTTCGCCTGAGCTTGATGGCTATTGGGGCGATCCGACGGGCGGGGCAGAAATAGAAACTTCTCTGTCTGAATACGAGAGTAGGGCTTACAAGCCCCCTGAGTTTTTCATCAACAAGGACGTTCTTGAGTTTAAGAACGACTTCCAGAACTATCTGGACGCGAAGAAGACTCATGTTGCCAAGTTCACGCTTCCCTTCACGCAAACCAATGAAGGCTGCATCGGTCGACCGATCGATTTTGAATTTCGACCCGGAGAACTGACGGTGTTGGCTGGCGAAAACGGTTCTGGAAAATCTCTGCTGCTTGGGCAGATCGGACTTCACCTCATTTCCTGTGGAGCTTCTCTCTACATAGCTTCGTTTGAAATGGCTCCAGTACGAACGATTGAAAGAATGCTCATGCAGACAGTGTGCAGCACAGACAAAAGGATGATTGAAGAACCTGACGTTGATCTTTTCTTCAAACAATTCGCCTCAAGAATGCGTATCTGTGACCTTCAGAGAAAGGTTTCTCCGGATGAACTTTTGCGCCTCCTCGATTCAGCCGTCCGTGACTATAGGTCAGACATCCTCTTTGTGGACTCGCTGATGATGTGCGTCAGGGACGACATGGACAAGAAGGAGACGGACTATGTGATGACCAAACTGGTTGAGTTTGCAAAGGTCAACAACGTCCACATCGTGGTGGTCGCACATTGCCGGAAGCGTGGAGACGGCGGTTCAAAAACCTATTCGGTGTTTGATTCTGCGACGAAAGAATCCATTAAGGGAAGCTCCAATATCACCAACATTGCATTCAACGTTTTTGTGTTGGCCCGCGATTACAGCAAGGTTCAAAAGAAGGCTGAAGGAAAAGATGTCGATGACACAAAACCCGATTTTGTCTTGAACCTATGCAAGCAGAGAAATGGTGCTTGGGAAGGGTTCATCAAGCTTTGGAGGGACAACGCCAGTCTGAATTTCTGCACATCGTGGACGCGTGTTCCGGTGAGGGCGTGGCTGGAGCTAACACAGTCAGAGCCTGCGCCTGAACCCTACTTTTAGGAGGGTTTATGTCAGAGAGTGCATGGCAGTTGCTGATGATCATTTTGGCGCCGGTGGTCTTCGTGAATCTGGTGCTGTTCGGGTTGCTGGTGAGAGCCGTATTTGAACTAAGACGGGAAGGTAAAGATGAGCTTTGACGACCTTGCGTTTTTATCTCTGTGCTTCACATGGGCTTTGATATTAATTTTAGTTGCGTTGATAACTAAGGATTGATGTATATGGTCGGATGTTGTCTTTACTGCGCTCACGCCGCTTCGTACTGGATTGACGGTGCCGGTAATAAACGCGTTCCGCCGGTTAAATCATTCGGAGACATGAATATCTTCTGCCATCACCCGGATAAAGGAGCCGGCATTCAGTGCTATCCGATCTCGTTTTCTCGATGCTCATCGTTCAAGCAGGCAGGAGGCGATCAAATTCAACGCAGGAGAGACTTCTTCTCGCAGTTTGAACGTTGGCCTTCACACGCTCAGATCATCGCTCAACGGAACTCTAATGTTCTGGAAACAGCATCCAAAAACTCAACCAAACAATACAAATCCAATCAGGAGGGATAAATGAAAAGGTTTTTACAAGCAAAGGGCAGGTTAAAAGTAGGAGAAATGAACCGGACCGAGGCCGCCTATCGAGATTATCTGGAACAACAGAAAAACGCCGGGTTAATTCTCAAATACTGGTTCGAGCGCTTCACGTGGAAGATTGCCTCAAACCGATGCTCGTATACGCCTGATTTTCTGGTCATGCGTCCGGATAAAACGCTTGAGCTGCACGAGGTCAAGGGCTCTCTAAAAATCTTCGCTGACGACGCAAAAGTTAAATGCAAAGTCTGTGCTGATGAGTGTCCGATTCCGTTGTTCATCGTAACGCCGAAAACAAAGAAAGAGGGAGGGGGTTGGAATGTCGAGGCCTACTAGTACAGAGGGAATTATTTTTTGGACTTTAACTATCTATGTCGCGATGTTCGTCTTCCTTTGGATCTTTAAATGGATTACGGATTATTTAGAAAACCACGACAAGCTTAGTAAAAAGTTGGAGTTATGGGGGCTATCAGCTCTCGGGATTATTTATCTCTACTGCATGTTTAGCTACGTGAGGACTCTTGGATGACAGAAACAGAACAAAAACTCATTGATGATCTCAGACCTCGTTTGGACAACTGGCGCCGGGCATATCGTGACCGTGTTGTCAAAAACGTCTCAATTGCCTACGCAGTGGAGAGAGCTCTCGCATTGACGAGAAACAAGACGGATTTTTCTGAGGACTACACAGAAGATGATGGCAATAGCGGTTTAAGGGCCTGCGAAGTTGACATGAAAGACGCCGATTTTCTCAATGTCGTTTGGCAAAACTTCTCGGCGCCGGGAACCGAAGTTCTCTCTATCGGAACCCATGGGTTGAATGTCCGGACAGCGAAACTGATTGTTCTGCTATATGTGTTTGGCTCCCAGTCTTCATTGAGCAAGGCAGGTAAGCGAATCTGGAACATCAAGCGGAGAAAGCTTGATCGGTGGACTGAAGATGCCTTGATATTTTTCGCTTTTCGAATTCGATATTTCGAACAAATCAACGAAAGGAAGGTTAAAGATGCTTTTTAAGATGAACCTATTTATTTTTTCTCGGAGTCTCGCTATACTGACCTCGCTGTTGAACAACAGCGCGGGATTGACCTCCCATTTTCCTAGTGGCGTGTAGACCGCCAAGATCGTGAATGCGGTTTTTGTTTTGTCTACGAGATGCCCTAACGATTCGTTAGGTCATCGCCCTTGTTAGGGTTTATATGGAGTAGCCGAACGCTACCCCATACTTGTCTCTCTAATGAGCGGAGCAAGCGGAGCACTTCGGTGCGCCGTTCCACTAGGCGGTAAGGTCAATCCGCTTGTTCCTGCTCTCCCGCTTGACCTCGGGGCTCAGGGTTTTAAAAACTCTAGTGGAGACATTAAATGTCAAATACTTTATCTTTCACGTTTGAGGATACTTCCCTCACAATCCTTGGTGACATCCTCAACCCTCTTTTCATTGCTCAACAGGTTTGCTCTATTCTTGGTTTTACAAATCCTTGGAAGGCAATCAAAGATCATGTTGACCCCGAAGACGTTTGCAAAATTGAAATACTCGACCGCCTCAACCGCAAGCAGTTAGTTAACTGCGTAAACGAAAGCGGTCTCTACGCCTTGATCTTCGGCTCGAAACTTCCGAAGGCAAAACAATTCAAGCGCTGGGTCACGAATGAGGTTTTACCGGCTATTCGCAGGGCCGGACGCTACGAAGTTCCAACAGGTGACACGATCACCAACGCGCAACAAGTTGCCATCCAACAGGCAGTGGCAAGACGTGCAAAGAAAACGGCTGTGTACTATCAGACGATCTACCGCGCAATCAAGGCGCGCTACCAAATCCCACGCTACACGGAACTCAAACAGTCGCAATTCGAGGACTGCCTGCGCTTTATTGAAGTTGTTGACTTGAGCGTGCCTGAAGCTCCGACTACCACTCCTCCAGAGACCGAGAAGCCGCAAAGATACGTTGTTTACGCGGATTTCTTGAAGACCCTGCAAGTGTTCTGTTACTACCAGCGCTACCTTTTCAGAAAACCTCTGATGCAGGCAATGCGGGTCATGCAGGCTTTGGATGTACCGGACGCAAGTAAGCTGTGGGACGTTGTGAACAACCTTAATTTTGTTGAGCTCGAACGCTCGCTCGATGATCTCGGATTTTCAGTCAAAGACCTTGACTGTTACAAGCATTGGGCGTTGACGCACGCTGCCTAACAATCGAAATTTGAAACTCCGCCCCTCCAGCCCGAGGGGCTTCTTTTTGGTGTATAGTCACAAGTAGACAATTTCAAGCCTGTTTGCCAGGCCGCCTAAAGGCTTAAAGATGAAGGTTCCTTGCGGAGGAACCGGTGTATCCAGAGAAAAGAGGATACAAACATCAAGCCAGGCGATTACGAGAGCTCCGATTCCGGGGCTTTTTGTTTTTCGGCCGTTCGCTCAAACTTCGATTGTCCTCCCGTACTCCAAAATCGAATTGTTAAGGAAGGGCGGACGGTCAACATTCTCAGCGGTTTCATTGACCTCAATGATTATCGACAACCGCCAGCCTCTCGGTGGGCTCAAGCACCGAGCCATTTACAACATCCAGCAAGCCTAGATTCCCAACGGGAAGACGCTCACTCCGCTGGATTTCTAATTCTCCTGACGAGAATGGCGGAGAAAACCGCCTTAAAAAACTCTCCTTGGGTTGGTTGGGGTTGCGCTCGACTGAAATAGGTCGGGCGCACCTTTTTTAGCTATGAAAGAATCTGAACTAAAAATTCTCTACAGGTCAGTCAATGACCTCATTCCGTATGCAAACAATGCTCGGACGCATTCTGAGGATCAGGTGAATCAGATCGCCAGTTCGATCAAGGAGTTTGGATTTAACAATCCGATTTTGGTTGATGAACAGGGTGGAGTAATTGCCGGACATGGACGCCTGCTGGCTGCTAAGAAACTCGGATTGAAAGTTATTCCGACTATAGAACTTGCCGGATTATCTGAGGCTCAGAAGAAGGCATTTATTCTCGCAGACAATCGAATTGCTCTTAATTCCGGTTGGGATATTGATCTCTTGAGAATTGAGCTGCAGGAATTGCAAGATACAGATTTGGCGCCGGTCACTGGGTTCTCCGACGAGGAGTTGAATGCTTTGTTGTGTGGAACTACAGAAGCAACTGAAGAAGAGGAAGAGCCGGAAAAAGAGGAGCCCGAGGCAGACAGCTTTAATCTGACGCTCTCAATTCCGATCGAATACAAAGAGCAGGTTCAGGATTTCGTTAAAAGCTTCGGACCCGAGGATTTAATTCAGAAGATCATCGATATGACCAGTTAACTACAGGCAGGTTGAAGGCATGGAAGAAAAAGTTCAAAAGCATCGGACTCGTCCACGCATTCAGATTGACCTGGAGAAGGTTGAACAACTGGCTCAGGTTTGTGACAACGAGGAAGAGATCGCTCTGGCGCTCGGGATAAGTTATCGAACCTTACAGAATCGAAAAAAAGATTTTGCGAATTTTGCGACCGCTATAAAAAAGGGAAAGGCTAAGGCCAACGCCTTTGTAGGTGGCAAGTTGATGGCTCTCATCCGAGAGGGCAATCCGGCAGCGACCATTTTTTACATGAAGAGTCGCTGTGGATGGAAAGAGACTGACAGGAAGGAGATCACTGGAAAAGACGGTGAACCGGTCAAGGTCGATAAAGTTAACCAGCTGGATCTAAGCAAGCTCACCTTGGAACAGTTAGACGCGCTGGAGGGTATTGTGAATGCGGCTTCCAACGATACAGGAGATCAGACTAGCTAAGGCCCGGAAGGGCTTGTCTTACTTCACATTGCACACAAAACCTGACTACCTGCTCGGCTGGGTACACAAAGAAATTTGTGATGAACTGGACAGGTTTCTGCAGGACGTGGCGGACAAAAAGTCTCCTCGGCTAATTATCACGATGCCTCCAAGATCCGGGAAAAGTGAGCTTGTCTCTAGGCGCTTTCCGGCTTTTGCTCTTGGGAGAAATCCTGAACTTCAAATCATCGCAACATCGTATTCTTCAGACCTATCACAGCGTTTCAACAGGGATGTTCAACGCGTAATAGATGATGAGAAATACTTTGACCTGTTCCCGAATACCCGGCTCAGCAATTCGAGAGTGCGTACCGATTCCCGGGGATCGTATATAAGAACCTCTGACCTATTCGAGATCGTTGGTCATGCCGGCGCCTATCGCTCTTGTGGTGTGGGTGGTGGCATCACTGGTCAGGGCGCCGATATTCTGATTATCGATGACCCGATTAAGGATAGAGCTCAAGCAAGTTCTAAGACGATCCGAGAGTCCATCTGGGACTGGTACACATCGACCGCATACACTCGATTGTCACCTGGTGGCGGAGTCATCGTAATGGCTACTCGTTGGCATACCGATGACCTGATTGGTCGACTGATCCAACGAATGGGAGAGGGCGATACGTTCCGGATCGTAAATTACCCGGCGATCGCCGAACATGACGAATTACACCGCAAGGCTGGGGAAGCTCTGCATCCTGAGCGTTATCCGCTCTCAACTCTGCTACAGATCCAGAAGACGATAGGCAGTCGAGATTGGGAGGCGCTGTATCAGCAGCATCCAGTTCCGGACGGTGGGGCCCTATTCAAGCTCGAATGGTTTAGAAGATGGACTGCATCGAGCCTGCCTCCTGAGTTTGACCATACGCTCATGTCGTGGGATATGACGTTCAAAGATTCCAAAAAGTCCGACTATGTAGTCGGTCAGGTTTGGGGCAAAAAAGGACCGAATTTTTACTTGCTTGATCAAGTACGAGGCCAATGGGATTTTGTGAAGACAAAAGAGATGGTCAGAGTTCTTGCACAGAAGTGGCCGCGGGTTGTCCGGAAGCTGGTTGAAGACAAGGCTAACGGATCGGCGGTGATCTCTGAGTTGAAATCTACAGTTTCGGGATTTGTTCCGATAACGCCTACCGAATCGAAAGAGGCCCGAGCTTCGTCCGTCACTCCTTACTTTGAAGCCGGGAATGTTTTTATTCCGGAAGACTGTGCAGCACCTTGGGTGCCGCATTACGTCAGTGAGTTGCTTGAGTTTCCTGCGGGTTCTCACGATGACCAGGTAGATAGCACAACTCAGGCATTGAACTATTTCCGCAATGGCTCAGGCGTCATTTTGACCCGAGAGCAGATGCAGCAGGCACGTTTTAGATTTTGAAAATCATGAATCAACTAGACGAAAACAAACGCCGAACGATCAATCAAAAGATCCTCGATGCGGCAGGATCTCGCTTCGTGCCTCCTAGAACATCGTTGTCTCAGGACGAGGCTAAAACGCTCTTTTATCCTCCGATTACGCTCAACACCAAAGAGCCAGAGAAAGAGGAGTCTCGCTTCACGAACGATGCCGCGATTGGTTCGAGTTTCAATGCGTACTATGCCTCTTTGACACAGCACGCTTTGGATCTAGGACAGTTCCCGATGACTTCTTTCGTTGGCTATGGTGTCCTGCAGAATATCGCCCAAAACGGCATGATCCGCACCTGCATTCAGACTGTCGCGGATGACATGTGCCGGGAATGGATTCAGGTAGAGGGCGGTGAAGACGAATCGGCGGATAACGTGAAGACGCTCCAAGATCTTCAGGAGAACAAATATCGACTGAGAAGGCTTTTTAATGAAGCCCTGAGCATTGTCGGGTTCATGGGCGGAGCCTTTATATTTGTTGATACGGGAGTAGAAGGAGAAGCGTTAAAGCTACCTCTCAACTATTCTGACAAATCAGCAGAACTGGTTGGCGAGGATAAGTCTGTCAAATTTATTGTCATTGATCCGGTCAATGTCTCGCCTGGTTTCTATAACGCCAACCAGCCGCTCAAAGACGATTATCTGAAGCCTAAATCCTGGTTTGTTTACGGCCAAGAGGTTCATGCTTCACGCATGATCAGGCTCGTGGACAACGAGCCTCCCTTGCTTCTTCGTCCTGCTTACAACTTCTTAGGCATTCCGCAGGCGCAAATCCTTTGGGATTATGTGCTGCACTGGAATAAGGCAAGAGAGACTGGTGTCAGCATCCTTGAGAAGCTGAACCTCACGGTATTTAAGACGAATTTCGCCGAAGCTTTGCAAACTGGCGGCATCGAGCAGTTAGACGCGAAGATGATGCTCCTTCAGCGTTACCGCTCTAATGAGGCTATTTTTGCTTGTGACTCTACAGAGGATCTCCAGAACATCACTCTGACGATTTCAGGTGTCGAAGGCATTATCCGTCAGGCTTTGGAATTCATTGCGGCTATCAACCGCACGCCTGCTGTCAAACTGTTGGGAATTTCTCCTAGTGGTTTCAATGCTACCGGTCAGAGCGATATCCGGAATTACTACGACCACATCAAGTCCAAACAGGAGCTCAATCGAGACGCAATTCAAACTGTCTTGAAAGCTATCCAGTTGGTCGAGTTTGGCCATGTTGATCCGTCCATCTCCTTCAAGTTCAATGAGCTTGGAGAAGCTGACGCCGCCGCTACAGCAATCACGGCCAAGACGAAAGTCGACATGTTGGCTGTGCTGCAGGATCGCAATGTTCTGAGTGCTGAAGAGGTTCGTGAGTTTGTCCGTCGCGATTCCGACATGGGTCTGGACTTCATTCCGGAAGAATTGCCGGAAGGGATGGAAGGCGAACTCATGACTGATGATCCCAGTCAGCAGAATGAGCTGATGAACAACTTCATGAAACAGCGCTCGGCAGAGAACGTGGCGCCGGCGCCGAAGGTTGATGAAGACAAAGCTGGAGAGATTTTCTAATGAAGACTGCTCGTGCTGTTCAGCCGAACCTTGGCCGACAAGCAAAGTTCAAAAAGAAGCTCGACACCTTCTTGAAGTCCTTCAGAAATAGGATTCTCAACGAGATTCTTCTTTATCTGTCTGATGCTGGAGGATTGACTGAGGACGCTTCATTAACGTTCCGTCCGGACGATCGCCTTGATCGTGCAAGGCTGCGGAATATTAAGGAGCGAATCAACCGCATGGTTCTTCGAGATCCTGATCGATTTCGTCGCAATGTTGATGACTTCATTGCCCGCAATATGGGCAACTGGATGAGAACGGCGGATCGGGAAACGCGTCAGATTGCGGAATGGTACGTGAAGAATCTCGCTACTGATGTCTCAACGGCCCAGAAAGCATCACTGATGGCTGCAGGAGTTCCAGCTTCGGTTTTTGCCTACGAGATGAGGCAGACGCGCAAGCACTTTTTCATTACGCCACAGGCGGTGAATGAGCTCCCGCGCATGGTCGCCGACACGACGAGCCTCATCAGCAACATCACAACATCCGAGCTGACAAACATCCGTGCGGCTTTTATGGATGCGTATGAAGGTCGCGGTACCTACTCGCAGATTGTCGAAGCCCTTGGTCGTTCTTCTTCGTTTACGGCTCAACGGGCTCAGCGAGTGGCAATTGACCAAACTCTCAAATTGAATCAACAGATTCAGCAGGCCAACTGCAAAGGATTGGGTATCACACGCGGAGTTTGGATTCACGTCCCCGGCAAGTACACCAGTCGCGAAAGCCACATTGAGATGAACGGCAAAGAGTTTGATCTTTCTAAAGGTCTTTACGACAGGGAAGTCGGGCGGAATGTTATGCCAGGTGAACTTTACTGGTGCAGATGCCAGTTCAGAAGCATCCTTCCGGACTAAACAATTTTCGAGGTTATTACTGTGGGAAATCTAAAACGCACGGTTGCAATTGATTCTGTCAGCGTTCGATCTGTTGACGACAATGGTTTCCTCCATGTCCAAAAGTCTCCGCTGACAAGAGTTCAAGTTGCTCCGTATTACGGGCAGGAAATCGCAGGCTGGCGAGAACTCGGATTAGATCCGGAAAAGATCTATCACGCTTATCGACCGCCTGAAGAACTCAGTTCCCCTGAAACTATTCAATCGATAAACGGTATTCCGATTCATCTGGAACACCACGATGATCACGGAGCCCCCGAGAACAGAAAAACTCGGGTCGGCACTACCGGAACGGACGGAGCTTTTGAGGCTCCGTTTTTAGTTAACTCTCTCCACATTTACGACAAGGACGCACGCAGCAGGATCGAGGACGGTTCAATGCGTGAGTTGAGCCTGGCATATACGTTCGAGCCCGACTTCACGCCGGGTGAGACACCTGATGGAGAGAAATACGACTATGTGCAACGCAAGATCAGAGCGAACCATCTTGCGCTTGTTGAAACTGGGCGCGCTGGGCCTGAGGTAAGAGTTCGCGATTCTAATAAGGACTTTCTCAATATGGAAAAAGATGACGCTGTTGAGCAGGCTGAAGTGACGTTAGCAAAGGCGATTATCGATTTGCATTCCGTTGATCCCAACGGAAAAATCGTTGACGGCGCTCAAGATGATGACAAAGACGCGATGATTCAAAAAATCATCGAAGGACTGAAGGCAAAAGGCCTGACGGACGAAGAAGCTGAAAAGCTGAAGAACACCCTGTCTGACCTGGCTTACTCTCAGGCTACAGGAGACGAAGATCCTAAGCCCGATGAACAAAAAGAGGCCCAGGACGACGATCCGGAACTTGATGAAAAGATGAAGGATCCGAACTTCAAGGCTGGTTTTGAAGCTGGCGTTCTCTACGGCGAAAAACGTGAAAAGGACGATCCTAAACGCATCGATTCTGATCACGAACGCGAAGGCGAAGAACGCTATCTCGAAAAAGAAGCGGAAGATGCATTGAAATCCTGTGGTCTTGATGAAGCTTCTGAAGAAGAGAAGAAGGCTTTTGCTGCCGGATTGAATTACGCCCAGAAGAAAGATGAAGGCGCACAAGATGAAGATCCGAAACCTGATGATGGCAAAGAAGAAAAGAGTTCTGCCTCTGACTCCATGAAGATTCTCCGAAACGCCATCTACTCTGAACTGGCCGCAATCGAAGAAGTCAAGCCGGTGTTAGGTGTTATCCGTGCCGGATCCTATGACTCCGCAGGTTCCATCTATGTGGCAGCACTCAAGAAACTCGGTTTGAAAAACATCCCCGCATCCGAAGCTCGTTCTGCGTATCGCGCCTACATGCAGGGTCGAAAGGCCTTAGCTGGTGCGAAAGACTCCGGCGCCAAGGTGACCGAGAAGCCGACTGCCGTCAGCGCAATTTTGAACAATGTTAAATAAATAGGAGATTTTTTGATGCTTCAAAAATCTGTAGGTCTCTATCCTGCTATCGGTATTCCGGGACAGCAGGTTGCATTCAATCAGGCCGTCTACACGCCTCAGAACTACTTGTCTGACGGTACTGTCCAGTGCGGTGGTTTTGCGTTTGCTGTAGCCGCCTCCCCAACCGGAACAGCCGTGAAATTCCCAATCGCATCCTTGAAGGGCTCTGCAGGGGCCAAACCGATCGGTTTTGTTGAGCGCACGTTCACGGCGTCCATCGAGCTGGGCACAGATACTCCGGACATTTATCCGAAAGGATCTGAACTGACGATTGCAGTGAGAGGCGATTACTACATCGTCGCACCTGCGGCCGCAACTCTCGGTCAAGCTGTTCTCTGTGATCCGACTACCGGCGCCATCACGTTTGGTGATGCCGGCGCCGCAAATGATACTGGTTGGACGGTTCAGACGGCTGGCGCAAAAGGCGACACGATCATCATTTCCAATCACGGCCTCGGTTATCAGCCTGCCGCGAGTGGATCCTAATCTGAGGTAAAAAATGAACGATTTTGAATTAGCAAAGCAAAAAGGCGTGCATGGTGTGGAAGCAAAAGGATTCATGTCCTATTCCACAGACGCCAAAGGTAAGATCAACGTCGATTACGATGCAACGGTTAAGGCAATGGCTCGAGATGCTGCATTGCAGACTCCTGTGTCTGTCGGCGTCCCGTCAGTCTTCACGACATTCATTGACCCGCAGGTCGTCCCCATCCTGTTTGCCGCCCAGAACGCTACAAAGATTTTCGGCGAAGAAAGAAAGGGTGACTGGACAGATAACTTCTTCACCTTCCCGGTCGAAGAGTATGCGGGCAATGTGACTCCTTACTCTGACTTCGCGGAGAACGTCTCTACAGATGTGAACGTGGAGTACCCGACTCGCGAAAACTTCTTGTTCCAAACTGTCATCAAGTATGGTGATCGTGAGGTGGGTCTTGCGGCTAAGGCCAAGTTGAATGTTGTTTCTTCTAAACAACAGGCCTCTGCCTACGTTATGGCGATGGCTCACAACAAGTTTGCGCTTTATGGTGTCGAAGGTAAGAAGGTCTACGGTCTGTTAAATGACCCGAACCTGAACGCTTCGATTTCTCCGATCTCCATCACCACGGGATCTACCGCTAACTCTACGTGGACAGCAAAGTGCGCTGCACAGCCTGAGAAGACTGCCAACATTGTCTATAACGACATTAACAAGCTTTGGGCTGAAATTAGCAAGAATAACGGCGGTTTGGTTGATCAGAACTCCCGCATCATTCTCGCTGTCAGCAACACCAGAGCTCCTTACCTGACCGAGCCGAACTCCTTCGGTCTTACGGCTATGACTATGCTCAAGCAGTCATTCCCCAACATCGAGGTTGTTCAGCTTCCTGAGCTGACTACAACGGCTGGTGAAATGCTGTACATGACTGTTCCTGACCTGTTTGGCATTGAGACTGGTATCTGCGCATTCTCTGAGAAGTATTTCTTGGGTCGTGTGGTTCCGGAAATGTCAAGCTACAAGCAAAAGGTCGTTGGCGGAACTTGGGGCGCTGTTATTCGTCGTCCCAGCCTCGTTGCCACGATGCTCGGCATCTAACCTGAACTAACCAGCTACGGAGGCCCGATCTCTCGGGCCTCTTTCTTAGGAGATTGAAATAATGGCTCGTACAAACACAACTCAGAAAGCAACATCCGGAAAGGTTGTCGCAGACAATTTCAGCAATACCCAGAAGAAGAGCACTGCTAAAACTCAGTCCACGGTGATCATTGCTTGCACTCTGGCACACGGCCTCAAATTTGATGATGTGCCGAATGGCAATGGCGGAACAAAAACGATCGTTTTTCCGGGCGTAAATGATTCGCTTAGAGGAAAACGTGACGGGATCCTGCTGGGCAAGGGAAACTCTGTCGCATTCCAGATCGATAAAGAGGACTGGGAAAACATCAAGCGCATGCATGGTCAGGAGGCTGTATTCACAGGCGTGAATGGCGGTATTCCGTGCCTGCTTGAGATGAAATCAGTTCAAGAATTCAGAGGCCGCGAGGACGAGTTAAAAGAAGCGTCCCACGGCCTCAATCCGATCGATCCTGAATCGGTCAACGTTGAAGAAGTTAAGAACGAAGAAGGTTAACAAAATGGCTGTCGTCGTCTTTGATCCTGAAAAATTTCGAATCCTTCATCCTGCGTTTTCGGATGAAGTTAAATTCCCGGACGAAACTCTTCAGTTCTACTTTGATGTGGCGGTGGAGTTCGTGGGGAATACGGACGCCGACAGCTTTGCTCCCTATGATCCGGACAACAAGATCTATACAAGGGAGCGCCTTCTTGATCTTGCAACCTGCCACCTGCTGACACTCAGCCAGCAGCCGAACGGTCAGGTTGGCAGGATTGCTAGTGCTACGCAGGGAAGTGTGAGTACCAGCTTTGATCTTCTGAAAACGAATACTTTTGTCGGAGATTGGTGGGCTCAAACACAATGCGGCGCCATGTACTGGACGCTGACTGCCAAATACCGAATCGGCGGCCGAGTTTATCCGGGAAACAATTACCATCCGTGGGGATGATGATGGGCATCAAAATCACATCTAACAATGCGTTCAAAAAGCTATCAGAGAAACTCAAGGCCGATAGCAATAAAAAACTAGAGGTCGGAATAATGATTCCGGACATTGCCACCATTGGGATGTATTTGGAATATGGGTGGACCCAATCAGTGACGAGTAAGCAAGGACACTATCTGTCAGCCCAGCTAGGACTTCCTCCGAACAGCAAATTCACGACCCTGTACATGCCTCCGCGTCCGTTTATGAGAGCCACATACGCTCAAAAACGAATGGATTGGCAGGAGAAATTTAGGTCCCGCTTCCTAAAAACGTTCGACATAACGCATTCGTTAGGCGTCATGGGGCAAATGGCTACCGATGACATCAAGCAAACGATTCGAGAAGCAGGTATTCCTGCTGGTTCATTTCCTAAACGATCAGAGCTAACGATGGCACTGATGCAGGCAAGAGGAGAAATGGACAAGGCCAAGAAAGCTAAAGGGAAAGGCACTCTGCCTAATAACGTGATGACCACGAAGCCTTTGACGCTGAGTGGCGTCCTGCAAAGCTCAATAACTTGGAAGGTTTCCTAATGTCTCTCAACCTACATGCAATTGTCCGTCAGGCGATTAACGCCAACTATGCAGACGAAACCTTCAAGCTGTATCGATCGGTCGGTCAAAAGAATGTAGGAGGGATTGTCCAAGCGTATTACGCACCGCCAGAAGAGATTCAGGGGAATTTTCAAAGCGAAGGCGATAGTGCGTTGGATCATGCCAACTTAGCTGGACAAAACACCATCATCCGGCGCCTGTATCTCTTCGCATCGAGCGACCAGAAGCAGCGACCTTGGGCAATCTATAGGCCATTAGCGAGGTCGGGAGATTATGTTGAAGACTCCAAGGGAGGCCAGTGGCTGATCACTGCGGTGATCGAGGATTTTTCGGCCGCAGGTTGGGAGGCGGTCCGCTGCACATTCCAAACTACGCCGCAGAAGCTGAATATCGCAGAGAATGAAGATGAAAGCACAAAACCTGACCCCGAACATCCGGACAGCGATCCAGGAGTTTCTTGAGATATTTGCAGTTCCGGAAGTAGCGCCGGAAAACATTTTCTACGGTAACCAAAACAATCTGGCATTGCCTCCTGAAGGAAACGATTACGTCATCTATTCCTACATTTCCAGCGTCCGCCATGGAACGAGCGCCGAGGACTGGACTAAAGACCAAAACGATGACAACGTTTATCTCTCAACGACTACAGAGGTTTTGGTTCAGGTCGATTGCTACGCATCGACTTTAAACGGCTCGGACGGCATGAATGCAATGCTGAGAGCTCAGGCTTTGGAGACTATATGCCGGTCCCAGGTAGGCGTGCAGTTCTTCGTTGACAGAGGAATAAGCCTGCTTCATGCGGACGATCCTAGAGACACAACCATCGTCGGAGACTCAGATAACTATGTCCGAAGATCAACGCTGATGATTCACCTCAGTATGCAGAGCCAGATCAAAGTTTCTATGGGATTCTTTAGTGCGGTTGATGTGGATCTGAAAAACGTTGATGTGAGCTACCCGCCGAAGGAAAAAGAATGAACGAGCAACTTGCTTTCAAACTTGGGAGAGCATTCAAGCTCGGACTAATGTATGGGCTTGGGAGAACTTACGCAACAAACCCTGGTGATGCTCAGGATGCCGCAAAGTGGATAACGGTGAATGGCACTCATATACCAGTCGGTAAGAATGGCAAACTGGAAGGGAAAGTAGGAAAGAAAGTAGAAAGCCAGCAGTCCTATCCGAAATCAGGGAAAAATCTCATTGAGAGTCCGCCCTCAAAGGATATTCATAGTTACTTGCAAAAGGCCGGAGGTAATCCCGCTAAAGCTATCGTCCTCTATTACGACAATGAACTGCGAGGAGGTTCGGTTAGCACTGAGGTGGAGATATCTAGGAAGAAGCAAACAGTTTCTGTTGTTTTCGATGGCAAAGGGAGAAAGGAATTTAAGAAATTTTCTGGGCACCTACGAGAAATACTAGAGGTTCTTCCTTTTGTTCCAGAAGTAATAGAAAAAGGCTCCTACTTCGGGAGGAAAGAGGCTGTCAACCATTCTCCGCAAGTGGCCTTTCATACAAAAATGAAAAACGTAAGGGTTAATGGCATTAAAAAAACAGTGGCTGTCGATATAGGAGAATCGTCACGCACTGACTTCCATGCGTACAACGTCAACACCGAAGGAAACCGATGGTTTGATAAGAAAAAGGCTTCTTTTGAAATTGAAATGAGAAAAAGAAAAGCCAGAGACGCTGTGCTATTACCGCCTTCTAAGGGCTCGGTGAAAGGTTTACACCGGTCAACAGAACAATCTCTAGCTATGAGCGGAATTGTAGAACGGCCCGAAGAGCCGGTCAAGATGTCAGTCCTAAGAATAAGAATTTTATGAAAAAAAATAGCCCCGTTCAGTTGGTAGCTGAGCGGGGTTTGAGTTAACTGATTGCAAGGGAATCAGTCAATATGAACATTTTACACGACCTAGCGGAGGCCCTAACCATGGTCACTGTCGTTCCTTTGTATGCAGCTCTTCCCGTTTACCTAATCGGTTACGGGCTCGCAGTTTGGGTGATTGCGAAAGCGATTAAGGCTGTAAAGGATATTTTCAAATAAATGAGTTTCTGGTGTGGCTCATAGCCGCTCCATAAAAATTATCGTCGGCGCCTTCTGGCGCTTTTTTATTTTGAGGAAAAATATGTCAATCAATGCTAATCGATTGGTTTCTATCACCCCTCGCATCATTGGAGCTGGGAGCGCCGATCTTGAAACAAATGGTCTGCTGCTGACCCAGAATGCTCTGATTCCTGCAGATTCTCCGGCACTGGAATTTGTGACCGCTGCCGCTGTCGGGAATTATTTTGGTGCCGAATCCCCTGAGGCCGACTTTGCTAATCAATACTTCTCCGGAGTGAACAATCAGCAGAAGGCGATCAATCGTTTGTTTGTGGCACGCAGAATCAATGCAGATGCCGCCGCTTGGATTAAATCAGCTCCGATCACAGCTCAACTTTCTGAACTGACAGCCATTACGACCGGTTCCCTGACGATTTCGGTCAACGGCACAGAAAAAGAAGTCGTGAACCTCGACTTCTCCACGGCTAAGTCTTTCAGTGACGTTGCAACAGAGCTGGCTTCTGCAGTCGGAGCGGTTTCCGGCGCCTTTAATTCTGATCAAAATGCCATCATCCTGACCACCACAGAAACAGGCGATACCGCTTCAATCTCCTTCGCGACAAAGGCGACCAATGGAACGGATGTATCTGCATTGCTCGGATTGACTGAGGATTCCGGCGCCGTTCTCTCTCAAGGCGCTGATGCTCTGACACCTGCTCAGAACATGAATCTTGTGACTTCTGTTTCTCGTAACTGGGTCGGTTTCACGACTCTTTATGCGACAGAGGTGGCTGAGGCTTCCGCTTTAGCGGCCTGGGCAGACATTGATGATGACTACGTGTACTTTGATTGGTCCACAGACACAAAGATGTTGGATCAATCTACCCAGTCCACAACGAAAGCCGCCCAGTTAGCTGAAAGCAATTACAACTGTTTGGCGATAGTTTACGGTACCGCTCAGGATGCCGCGGCCTTCCTTGCAGTCGGCGCTTCTATTGATTGGTCCGCTATCCAAGGCATTAAGACGTGGTTCGCAAAATCGGCTTCCGGAATTAAGGCTTCTGTTCTAAGTGACGAAGTGGCTGAAGCATTGGATGATCTCAAGGTCAACTATGTCGGCGCATTTGCAACACGTAATGCAGAGTTTGACTTCATTAACCGTGGCTGTCTGCTCTCCGGAATCTACCAATGGATTGACGCTCTGTATGGAATGATCTGGTTCAAGGCCCGCATTCAGCGTCAGATCATGGACGGGTTCGCTGCAATCAATCGCGCACCCTACAACGCTATCGGCTTTGCTTATGTTGAGGCATGGTTGCTCGATCCCATCAATGATGCCAAGCGCAATGGCGTGATTGATACAGGATTGGCTCTGTCTAACTCGCAGGTTCAGCAGTTGCTAACAGAAACCAACAACTCAACGATCAAACAGGATCTGTATTCGAAGGGTTACTGGTACCTCATTGAATCTCCGTCGGCAAATGTGAGAACCCAGCGAGGAAGCCCTCGCTTGGGGCTTTGGTACACCTATGCCGGAAGCATCCAACGAATTGAGATGCCTTTGACAGCCGTCATGTAATCAAAATTTCACAACCGCAAAGACCCGTCGTGATGGCGGGTTTTTCATTTAGGAAAGATTAAAAATGCCCGTACAAAACTTTGACATCACATCCGCCAATGCGTCAGCAGTGATGACGATTGAAGAGCTTTACCCGAACGGTCTGAAACTGGAAAGATTCTCCACAGATGCGGCTATCGTTGCCGATTCCCAGCAGGTTGCCGAGACTCGAATGGGTGTTGACGGTCGTATGGCCGCCGGCGTTACACCAAATATTTATCCAGTCACAATCACGCTTGAAGCAAACTCCCCGACAGCGGCCGTATTTACAACGCTGTTTGAGGCTATGAGTTCAAATAAACAGCTTTACGTTTGCAATCTGACAATCAAGATTCCATCAATTGGCAAGACCTACCAGTTCTCCAACGGTGTATTGCAGACAGCAAATCCGATGCCCGGACTGAATAAAGTCTTGGCTGCTACGACCTGGGTATTCCACTTCGAGTCTATGGAGCGCATCTAAATGAGAGAGCCAGTTATCTTCAAAACGACAGACGGCGATAAGCAGCTGACGTTCAAAATTTACCCGTTCCCAGCAACGAAATCAGAAGACCTCTTAATCCGGATTCTCCTCTTGACAGGGAAAAACCTCGATTTAGACGCCTCTGTTTCGTATAAAGAAATTATCAGGGCGCTGGCATCCGTCCCTCACATGGAAGCGAAGGCCCTCCTAGATGAGCTTCTGACTTGTGTCTACAAGGTTGATGGCAACAATGAGCGTCAATTTTCGTATGACGATGCCGACGGCTACATTAGTAACCCGATGACTTTGATCCGCCTTCGTGTGGAATCCCTGAAGGTGAACTTCAGTTTTTTTCAAAATTTCGGGAAACTGTTCTCCCACGCAGAGCCGAGTTCCTAGCAGATTGCGCGAAGGTTCGGGGAGTTGCCCAAGTTAGCAACTTCCCGCCTTTGTTCTCCCGGCTTATATCCGGAGGAATGGCAACCCTCACGGAGTTGCAGACAACGATCACGCTTGAAGAAGCGTACCAGCTCGATGAGATCCTTCTAGTCAAAAACTACAACGCGTGGCTTGCAAATAAATCGGATTAGAAAATGGCAAAAACAACTGACAGTCTGTTAATCGACATTGGTTTAAATGCCGATGGGATCATTGAGTTTTTCGATAGCCTCTCAAAGAAGATCGATTTCTTGATCAAAAAGTCTGCGGATGCCGGAGACAATCTTGATGAACTTCTTGGCAATCCGATTGGCGATCAAACAGCTGCGGCAGTCGAATCAGTCAAAAATAATTCTGATGCTGCTACTTCTTCAATGAGGCAAGCTTCTCAAGCAGGTCAAAAGGCTGGAAAAGACATTGAGAAGGGAGCGAAACAGGGATCTCAGGCCCTGCAAAAACTCGACTCAATGGCCTCAAAGGTCTTCTCAGCGATAAAGGGATATGCCGGTCCCTTGGCGGCCATGTTCGGCGCCAAGATGATGTTCACAAACTTCATTGATGAGGGCGATAAGTTAGACAAGCTCTCAAAAGAAGTCCGGATGAATGTCTCTGAGCTGGATGCTTGGAGAAAAGCGAACGTGGCTGCGGGAGGTTCTGCAGATGCGTTCACTAATGCGCTCAAATCGTTCACCGATCGCACCGGCGCCAGTGCCTCTGTTTTTCTGCGCATGGGAAAACAGCTCAATGGCATGAACGATGCTCAGGCCAACTATGCCCTGAAGTATCTCGGTCTTACCCGGGAAAGTGCTGCGGTATTTCTTCAGAACAACAAGCAAATGAACGAGCTTGTTGGGAAGTACCGGCAAATGGCACTGTCTCCTAAAGACGCGGAAAACGCCAGACGGTTCAAAATCCAATGGGAAATCACAACCATGTCGATGAAGAACCTCGGCAATCAGGTTGCCAAGGTGTTTCTTCCGTACGTCGATAAGGGGATGAAAAAATTTGGTGAGTTCACGGACTTTGTTGCGCAACATAGTGAATTCATCAAAATAGCACTGGAATTGGTTGCGGGAGCCGCGGCAATAGCTTTAGGCCCGAAGTCGGCGTTAATGCTGGGAGGAAAGGCCTTAGGTTTATTAGCCAGTCCTGTTGGGTTGGTTGTTGCCGGCATTGTTGCTTTAGCCCTTGCATTAGATGACCTAATAAGTTTTGCAAAAGGCGGACCAAGCGCGTTTGAAGACCTGCTCAGATCAATGGGCACGTCTGATGATGAAATCAAGGAGCTTCGTAAAAGCTTCCAAGATGCGTGGAAAGCCATCCAAGATCTGATGGACGCCCTAAAGCCTGTCGGAGATCTTTTCCTGCAGGCTTTCGGATCTGTCATCAAGGTAGCTGTTGAGACAATCGTTCTGACGATAGGGAAGGTTGCTGAGGTTATCGCGAAGGTCATCAACTCTGTATCCGGATTAAGGGATAAGTTTGTTGGTGCCTTTGAATCTATCAAAAGCAGCATTCAGCCGATCGTTGACTGGATCTCCAGTGCACTGTCAGACATCACAAACTTTGAAATGCCTTCGTGGGTTAATCCCATGAACTGGTTCGGAAGTGATGACAAGAAGAAGGCTGTGGTGGCACCGGCTGGGGCTACTGCCGGAAATGCCGGAGGAGTCGTCAAAGAAAAAGGCAGAACGACAAACATAAACTCTCCGATTTCTAACCAGACTGTAGTCAATTTCAACGGAAATCCGGACAAGGAACAAGTTATTCAAGGAGTTAATCAAGGTGTCTCTCAGGCCATGCAAGGGTCAACAGACATGTTGAATAACGCCGCTTCGGGGGTTGATTTCTGATGGCGTCTATAAATTCAATCATGGGATTGTCGTGGGCAGTCGTTGGAAACAACCTGCTTCCGTTTATTCCCTACGTTTCGATTGCTGCAGTTGACGCAGACCAGAGTTCTCGGATTCCGACTGAACCGATCGAAAAGGGTCAATTGGCCGCTTACAACATTGTGCGGGAGCCTGAGCGGGTAAACGTCGAATTTTTGTTCAACGGAAGTTATGCCGTTCAGGTTTTGGCCCTCGCAATGTTAGACCGGAGGATGAACAGTACAGACACTTGTACTATTTTTTCTCCGGCAAAAATCTGGCGGAATATGGCTCTGGAGCACTATGACTTCTCCCGAACCCAGACTTCCAATGCCTGCATGTTGTCGATTCATGCCTCTTTTGTTGAGATCATCACGGTCAATCTGAATCAGCAGAAAATCGCGTATTCGCCAAAACGATCCACTTCTGCAGTCAAGGTAAACACAGGGCAGGCCCAAACAAAACCAACGATGGCCCAAAGCTTGATCAAATGGGCTGGAGGCCTCGGCAAGTAGAAACCTTTTTAACCATCTGGTTGCAATGGTGGTGGAACATGATCCAAATCAATATTTCAGCTCTGCCGTGGCAAGAGTTTTCTGTCGTGTTGGACGGTCAGAATTGTGTCATCAGCCTGAGGCAGGTGGCCGAGCACATGTACTGCAATCTGACATGCGAAGAAGTCGAGATATTTAAAGGCCGCAAGGTTTGCGTGGGAACCGACATCAATACTTATCCTTCGCCGAACTTCAAAGGCAAACTCAGAATGATCGACACTCTGGGCAATTCAGATCCGCAATATGAAGGATTAAACGACCGCTGGATCCTTGTGTACGCAAGCGAGAACGAGGTTTTAAATGGTGCTCAATGAGACTACATACACGCAGAAAGACATTGCTGTAACGGTCGCTATGGACGGACAAGAAGCAATCACTTTTAAAGACTTTGCTGTGTCTGTCTCTATTGATAAATCAGGTTGTCCGGCATATCCAAAAGCTTCAGTTGTCTTGAAAGGGTTGTCTCTGAACACAATGGAGCGGCTGACGCATCTCGGCTTTAAGTCCTTTTCTTTGAAGCGGAACAAAATCAATATTTCCGCAGGTCAGAAAGGGAAGACCTTATCAGTTATTTTCAAAGGCGAGATCATCAATGCTTGGGCGGATTTCAATACAGCTCCGAGTCCGGTGTTCAAAATCGAGGCAAATTGTGGTCTTTTTCCCGCTTTAATTCCACAGCCTCCGATTTCTGTCACAGGTAACCAAACAGTTTCTGGCTTGATTGAGCAGATTTCAAATGAAGTTGGATACGTCTTGGAAAACAATGAAGTTACAGCTTCAATCCGAGATTGCATTATCAACGGGGACCCAGTGACAAAAATGCGTCGAATTGCTGATGCAGTTGGTGCAAATCTCTTGTTTGATGATGAGAAAGTTGTTCTCATGCCGAAGAAGGGGAGCCGGAAGACACAGGGCGAATTGCCATTGATTAACTCCTCCAACGGCATGATTGGTTATCCGACATTCTCGAACAATGGGATCAACGTCTCATGCTTTTTCCGTCCGGAGTTGAGGATCGGAGCGAATTTCAAACTGGAATCAATCGTCCCTCATGCTTCCGGAACTTGGAAGATCGTCTCCCTCAAACATGAATTGAGTGCGAATGATCCGGCCGGAGGTTCTTGGAAAACTTCAATCTCCGGAATTTATCCGAGGTGGTAAATGTCAGACAAAGAACTTAGTGCGAACTATGACAACTTCGCCTCCAGCAATCCGTTGAACTCGATGGAGTTTTTTATTCGTTCGCTGATCTCTCAAGTGGTAAGTACCTCCTTGCCTGTTGTTGTGACGGCAGTGGAACGTAAAGGAGAAGATGCCGGCGCCGGATATGTTACGGTCAAGCCACTTCTCCAGCCAAGAAACAATTCGGGAGACGGTTTGGAAGTGACTACTATTCCAAAGCTTCCGTATTTTCGTTTGCAGCATGGCAAAGCCGCGATTATCTGTGATCCTAAGGTCGGAGACATTGGGCTGGCAGTTGTAGCAAAGCATGATATTTCAAACATCAACGGCAGCACGACTCCAAAGGTTCCTGCAATTTATCGAAAATTTGATCCGTCCGATTCGTTCTATATCGGAGGATTCTGGGGAAAAGCTCCGGAAGTCTTCATTCATTTAGAAGACGAAGGAACTATCAAAATTAAAGCTCCGACAAAGATCACGATTGAATCCCCGGAGTGTGAGGTCAATGCAAGCACCAGTTTCACAGTTAACTCTGCTCAGATCAACTTGAACGGTCCGATTTCCGGCGGTGGCTCTGGCGGCGCTGATGCAACATTCACAGGTGATGTAAATGCGAAGGGCATCAGCCTCACCAGCCACACGCACACAGGCGTCCAAAGCGGAAATTCAAGCACCGGCGCCCCGCAGTAAACGAGGAAGTTAGACCATGCCGCATACAGCAAAAACAGCTCTTCTGAATCCTCAGTCATGGGATCTTCAGCTGACAAAGGAAGGAAATATCCTTCTTACGTCCGGAGCTTTGGCTATAGCTCAGAACTTGGCCAACGAGATTCGTTTGTGGACCAACGACGCCTATTTCCAGCAGGCCAACGGCATTGCATGGAAGGAAGCCCAGCTCGCGAAAAAGCTGGATTCCTCCGTCCTTGCTCAATTGATTCATGAGGCTGGAAATAGGGTTGATGGTGTGAAGTCCGTTGATTCTGTTGACATTACTGAGTTCGATGAGGAAACCAGAACTCTGCACGGAGAAATCACGATCACGACAGAGCAGGACGAAACAGTTTCTTTTGTGTTCTAAAAAATTATGGCTCAAATCATTTTTAATCCGCTGGTCGGCGTTGAACTGCCGAGCACGCAAGAGATTCGTTCTGAGTTCGGCTCCCGGATCCAGCAGGCGTTTCAAACATCGCCAACGGATCCGCTTTTGAACATCGAGCCCAGTTCGCCAATGGGACAGGTCCTTGATCTGATTGTGGCCGAAATCGAGGCCAAAAACTCTGAGATTCTTTTCCTGTCGAACATGGTTAATCCGGATCTCGCAACAGGAAAGTTTTTGGATGCACTGGCAGCTCTTTACGGTTTAGACCGCAAGATCTCCGAGCCTACAGTGGTCAACTGCGTGCTCACAGGCTTAAAGGGAACAGTGATCCCCTATGGCGCGATCGCACAAGATTCCCTCGGAAATCAGTACAGACATTCGGCCGCAGCAGGTGCGCGAATCGGAGATACCGGAAGTGTCACATCCGCCTTTACTGCGATTGAGCACGGCCCGCTTGAAGTAGCAGCGGGAGCAGTGAACAGAATCGTCACAACGATTGCTGGATGGGACACTATCACCAATCCTGCCGCCGGCGTAGTCGGTCGAGATGAAGAGACGGACGCAGAACTTAGAAATCGAATGGTAGAAAGTTATGCTGTCAACGCCACCGGGTATGTCGAAGCGATTGAGGCAAACCTAGCTGCGCTCGAAGGCGTTCTCGATGTTAGAGTTTTAGAGAATCCCACGAATGCTGCCATCACGCAGTTCGGCGTGAGCATCAATCCGCATTCCATTCTCGTCGCTATCGTTGGCGGAGAGGATGAGCAGATCGCTCAAACGATCTACCAGCGTAAAGATGCAGGCTGTGGGACTACCGGAACCTATCAGGTTTCCTACACGGATTCTAGGTTCTACAACGCAACTTACGTCTACAACATTGTTAGACCGCAGAATCAAGCCTTGAAAGTCAAGATCGAATTCTTTGCTACTTCAATGAATCCGACTGAGAAAAACAACGTCATTCAGGCTGTGATCAATGACGTTCTTGGACAAGGTTCGAATGACCGCGTTTCTTTGGCCTCGACTGTCTACGCTTCTCGGTTCTATGCCGCAATTCAATCAGCGACAGAAGTTCCGGTTGCATCCATTCAAGTTGCTTTAGGTTCTGGAGCTTTCGGATCCAGTGTCCAAATTCCTGCGAATGTTGAGCCTACGATTCAAGAGTCCGATGTTTCTCTGGTATTCCAGACAGGAGGCTAACAATGGCAGATTCTGCAACTTGGCGGAACATTCTGAGTGTTGAGGATTTTCGAAAACTCTCAAATGTCCGATCGTTGATTTCTATTGCCCTCCAGTCACAGTATTCGCACTCCGAGCGATACAGACAATTAGGGTTGCTTTTTAATGCGGAATTAGACGCGTCCCCTCAGTTGGACGCGTTTTTTAATTTCATATTGAACCCCGATACAGCTTCCGGGGTTTGGCTGGATTGGTGGGGCAGGCGCGTAGGCGTGAATCGGAACCTCGTTGTCGACGGTCAGGACACTCGGCTGGATGATGAGTTTTTCCGGTTTCTGATTTTTTATCGAGCCGTCGTAAACGTCTCGAACTCTACGGCTGAAACTATCAATTCTTTGCTTACTCGGTTGATAGGCCTGCCGGCATTTGTCACCGACTACCAGGACATGACGATAACGATTCGCATTGTTGGTGATCCCTCTGCTGTCCAAATCGCCATTCTGCAAAACTACGGCTTGTTAAACAGGCCCGCTGGGGTTTTGGCAAATGTGGAGACGGTCGTTCCAAATAATCTGGTATTCGGATTTTTCGGATCCAATTTATTGCCATTTAATCAAGGTGTCTTCAATCCTTCAAAGGTCATTGAGATATGAGTAATTATCCAAAGTATCAATTAAGTGCAGCTATCGCACAGGACGGAGAAATTACCATTCCTCCGTTAACTTCAGAAGAAGCTGGATTAGGACGGCTCTCTCAGCAAATAGGTTGGGGACGAGAAAATGCTATTCCCATCGAACAAGGCGGCATTCCTCCATTTAAGTCCGACTTCAATGGCGTCTTTTTCCTGCTTTCTCAATTTCTTCTGTGGTATCAACAGGGCGGGATTATGAATTATTCCGCCCTCTTGGACTACGAAGTTGGGAACGAAGTTATGCAGAATGGAACTAAGTACCGCTGCATCCAAGCCAACGGACCATCAAGTACCAAGGTGGCGCCCGGAACTAACAGAGCAGTTTGGAAAAATATCGACATTACCGTTCCAGCGGGCGCCGTAGTTCCTTTTCATAACGTGACATTAGGTGGTAGTGATGGGAGACGCCCAGTTTTTTGGGGAACTACTCAAGCCGACGAAGGCTGGATTCTATGTGATGGCCAGAGTGACGGGCAGAATGGTGTAACTCCAAACTTGATTGGAAAATTTATAAAAGGATCTCTACCAAAAGATTCGGGCACAACCGGAGGTGCTTCAACCATTGAGATTCCAGATTTGACCGTCAACGGCACAGTTGGTGCTACTGCGCTGACGGCCGCACAGATGCCTGCACATTCTCATTCAGGTAGCACATCTCCTGCAGGTGCTCATACCCACACAAGAGGTTCAATGAACATCACCGGACAAATTTCCGCCAACTGGTTGAGCGTGATTGGTAACGGTCCTCTTGTTTACGTAGGTGATCATCCCGGATGCTCCGATGGCCGTCAAAATGGTCGAGGTGTTTTCAATATTGATGCGTCCAGAACTTGGACGGGAGAAACATCTTCTAATGGCTCTCATCAGCATGGATTGAGTATCGGCTCTACTGGTGGAGGTCAAACGCACACGCACACCTTAACAGCGAACGCAAAAATCACAGGCGTTACCAATGAGCCGCCTTTTTACACGCTCGCTTATTTCTTGCGCTTGCCGGAGTAATTGATCATGGCAGATTCGAAATTCCAATTTCATTACACGCCGACAGGAACCGGAGTTATCAGCGGCCCCGAAGTTCTTCAGCAGACGGAGGACGCTATTAACGATGTTGGCGCGTACGCAGACCAAGCCTCTGACAATTCCGAAGAGGCTCTATCGATCGCTAAGGAAGCTCGGCAAACAGCACAGACGGCAAATTCAACTTCTTCAAATGCATTGGCGGAAGCGAATGCTGCAAATGAAAAAGTTGAGACTTTGAAGCAAGTAGTCGATGATTGGGATGCAGATATACAGACTGCTATTGCTCAATCTAAGAGTGCGGTCGATGCGTCCACGGTGGCAGTTACAACAGCGAACTCGGCACAAACTTCGGCTTCCGCGGCTCAGACTGCTGCTCAAGGTTCAGCTGCTAGTGCTCAAACTGCGGCTAACAACGCGGCTCAATCTCTGCAAACTGCACAGGCGGCGCAACAGGCGGCAGAAACTGCCCAGAGCAATGCCGAAACCGCACAAACGGCGGCAACAACCGCCCAAACCGCCGCGCAGACTGCCGAAACGAAAGCTCTTGAGGCGGCTGCAAGTGCCTATGCTGTCAGAGTAATCAATCAAGCGCTCCAAGTTTCGGCCACTATTCAAATCTCTGATTTGAAGCCTCAAGGCAACATTAAAGCTGGTGACACCGTAGTCGGAACTGATGGAAGAATGTTCACGATTGCGTCTGTGGACACAGCTGCCGGGACAGCTCTTTTATCTGCTGACTACACGGATTTAACGCCGAGTGTCTCATATGAGGCGGCTCAAGCCCTTACAGAGACGCAACAAACCACAGCACGGTCGAACATCAACTTTACAGCCGGTGCGGAATCTTGGGCTGAAACCTATTTCAATGGTCATGTCGATGACTACCTCTGCCCGATTCTCGAAGAACTGATTCTCGAGAACGGAGGTACACAGCAACAAATTGACGATGCCAAGAACACGCAAACCAGTAGCAACTCTGAATCAGGAAACTCTTAAAAAGGACAAAGCATGAAAACACTTGAAGAAGTCCGGCAAGAGATGTTGGCCAAGGCTATGGGTCGGCCTCTTGCAAAATATTCATTGAAGGACGCGGACGGAAGAATTGTTGTTTCCTCCAATGCACCGAGTCAGCACGCGTTTACAGATCCCAAAGATGAGGCATACGCAGAGAGCCATTACAAGCTATCCGAAAGATTTAAGCGAGATGATGGTGTCATCATCAAATATTGGAAGCTTGAGCCCAGTCCTCAAGGCTATTTCCATAGTGCAGACGGTAATTACTACCTTACAACGGAACTTCCGGAACTTGATGACAAATTTGTCCAAGAGCGTTACGAACAAGAAGTTAGAGGAGAGCGCAATGCTCGAATCTCTGACACTGATAAGTATGTTCAGCTCCCGGACATTACTGTGCAGTCAGCGGCTAAGGCAAAGAGATCTCAATTAACTGAAGAAGATCGACAGGCGTTATTGGATTATCGCCAAGCGCTTAAGGATCTTCCAGATCAACCTGGTTTTCCTTTTATCGACTACCCGGAATTTCCGGATGCTTTGGCCTATGAGTTGGAACAGGCAGTTGATGCCCGCAACTCCATGAGACAAGGAGGTTTTTTCAATGCTTAAAGAATTAGCAAGCCTGTTGTGTAGCTTATTCGTTCCTCGTAAATCGGTGAGCGGGGGGGGGTAAGTTAATATATGGTTATGAGGCTGACAGATTCTCTCTACCTAATTGGAACAATCCTCTCATTATCTCTTTGCCTGATTCAGAAGAAGGGAGTCAAGCCTATACAGCGCCATATGCCTGCTGTGTAGTTTTGAAAGTTAATAACGGTTATCCGACAGTAACCAGCAGTACCTATGCGCTAATAAACATAGCAGGGAACTATGTAACGCTAGTCCGATCGAACAAATATAACGTTTCTTGTTATTGCTTTCTGAAGAAAGGCGATGGAATCTCTTTCGGATGGTCAGGATCTGGCGTATCGGCTTTAGTTTATTCGTTGAATTTACCGAATTAAGTCGGGGCATTTAAGCCCCGGGGAAAGGAGCTTAAATGCTTAAACAATTGCTTCAACAATTATTGAATACTCGGACTACACCAGGAGGTGCTGCACACAGCGCTTCAAGCACCTATACCTCCCCGCAGTGGTTTAATGGAACGTCAACGGTAGGAGACAAATGGACCAATGGTCTTTACACCGGGACGGCTCCAAACGATGGATATTTGAACATAAGTGGATCTGCGTATATAACAACTGAGAACGTTGGATCTATGATTCAAGCACAAATAGGAGACGGCCAAATTTCTCAAGTAAGTCCAATGTCTGGGCAAGGTTTTAATATGTTGTTCCCGATTAGCAAAGGTGCCTCGTTTTCCGTAAACGGTATTCGTTTAACTGACATCACGGTACGATTCTTCAAGACAATCGGGGGGGGGGTATAATCTCCTTGTTTGGAGGGCCCTGTCATGCTTAAGAGCCTTATCCAATTATTTGCAGAGAGGTTTCTGCAAAATAAATATCCAGACATTGCCTATCAATGCGGCCCAAGTACAACAACTCAGAATCAATCGATCTCTGGAGGTGGCCAACAAAACCTCATTGCTCCATTTAGTGGTTGGGCCGTGCTTCAGATTGGAGGGGATACTGACGTCGCCAATAATTGGTTCAGACTTGATAACACAACAAGAAAGACTTGCTACTTATCAAACGCGTCTTCTTCTTGGAAGTGGGCTTCAATTCCAATCCAAAAAGGCGACACCATCATCGTTGATCTTGGTACTTACTCAAGCACTGGAAATCTTGTCTTCGTTCGTAACGAATCGTCTAAATAATTTTGCATCCGGAGGTGCAGCATGTTAAAAAACTTGTTAGCTCTCCTCTTAGCAAAGTTTTATAGCAAGGAAGAATCAGGTCTTGTGGCACGTCAGGCGATGCCCTCAGACCAACCTGTAAATATCGCTTCAAAAACTACTATAAGTTCATGGGGAACGATAGCCACGTTCACGGCTCCTGGAGATGGTTATGTGACATTCCATGGTCGTTCTATGGCAGGAGCCGCTGCTCAGATTGCTTCTCTACCGCTGGAAAATAATCCGACGGTTATTACGGCAACTCAAGATAATTATCAAGGAATGGCTTGCAACCTTCCAGTTCAAAAAGGTAAAACGGTGGAGATTTACGGGTCCAACATCGAAAACATTGTTGTAACTTTCAACCGCTTAATCGGGGGGGGGTATAATAGAAACACTTTTTTCTCTTTTGGAAAAGGAGAAAAGCTAATGCTTAAAGCCCTTATCCAACTTTTCTCAGAAAGTTTCCTCAAGAGCAAATCAGATTGGGTTGGTGGCCAAGTTCTTCCGAAGTCAAGAATCTCTCTCGACACTTCCATTAAAACGTACACAGCGCCGAGCGATGGGTGGATTGTCTTCTGGGGACTTCCTGCCGACGTTTTGGAGGCTAATGTCACAAGCGGAGGATCTGTGCTCTTATCCAGTTCTGTGCCGAAATACGAAAGCCAAGGGTTTGCAGTTTCTGTTTATCTCCCGGTCGCTAAGGGACAGAAAGTCAACCTGCTGGGAAACGAAGCCCCAAACATTCTGCAATGTTGGTTTGCTCCAACCGCTGGCTCTTCGTAACCTTCTTTCCACAGGAGGCAAATTATGTTGAAACAGTATTTGAGCCTCCTGCTTTCAAAGTTCTATTCCAAACAGGAATCAGGCGAAGTTGCAAAGCAGTCTTACCCGTCCACCGCTGCTACCACAATTCAATTAACTCCTAGTGACGGTGTTACAAACAAGGAAATGAGCTACACACCGCCGAGCGACGGTTACATAGTGCTGAGAGATCAAGGCCTCCCTCAAAGATCCTCCTATCTTATTTCAGGACAATATGCCGAGGGAGTAGCCCGTGGCGACAACATTCTCTTTGACTTTCTAATGATGA